TCTCCAACTGCTTTTTATAGCCAGTATGATAATCCATTTTTCTACAAGCCACACCAAATGCAGGTCGGTAACAGAAGATTTGTAACTCTATTGTTTGCTGATCGATCTGGTGGTACTTATTGGTCAGAGCATTGGGCTTTTTATAGAACAAGACGGCGTAACCGTTGGATTACATTTGAAATAAATCAAAACGATGATACTATTTTAACATATCATAGTGTTATTGATTGGGAAAACCCTAGAATGGTGCCTCGTTATTATATGCCAATCAATACAAGTGGTACACAATTGTTGGTAACAAGAGGTGAAAATTGGACAGGTACCTTATCTTTTAATGTTGATAAAGGATGGGTTGCTCACAATATTGTTCCAGTAACAGCAACTGCTTTTGCGATTGATTCAACAGGAAGAATATATCTTGTTTCAAATTCATTAGGTTCTCAATATGAAACTGGCGTAAACCTTTATGATTATGGTGAATCAGAAGGTTTTTCAGTTATTGATATTTACAATCCAAGCAAAATTTCTTTGGTAACAATAACTCCTCCAGCAAATACATATTTAACATATAGTGGAACAAATTTAAGTTCTAATGTAACAGTTAGTGCGTGGAATTATAATAATGAAAGAATGAATGTTGCGGTTAAATTGGTTATATCTGGAAAAAATATGATGTTTGCAAATAACAATTCTCAACAAATAACATTATACACTTCAACTGATGGACCTATTACTGTACCTGTTACAATAACAGGAAGTGGTATGCCAGTTATAACGGGTAATGTGGTTATTTAAATGGCAAAAAATTTAATTCCAAATATATTTTTTGATTCAAAAAGAATAGTTAGTGATACACCTTGGGAACACTCGGCTTCTTCTTTTGGCACACAAAAAAAGAAATATACAACATATTCAGATGAAATTTCTGTTAGTTTAATAAATCCATTAACAGATTTTGCCAATGACTGTGTTCAATTTCATTCTTTGGTTTGTGATGAAATTAATTTTTCAATTACTGATTTCACAACAAACACAACAATAAATATTGCTACTGAAACATTTGAAGGTACAAATTTTTACCCTGACCTCATGATGCCTTTTTTTGTTTCAGGTGGAGGAAATGCAAGTTTATATGAAGAAATAGAACCAGATTTAAAATGGGGATTTCAATCTACAATATTTGAAGGTAGATATGCATATCCCGAAAGTGATTATACTTGTTTAGATGAAATTCAGTTTACTATTGCTGATACCAATGATTATGGTGTTTACACAGGAAATACCGTAACACTCACAACAGTTCCATTTTGGAGTTAGAATGCCGTTATTATGTACAATAAAACAATATGGTGTTTATGGATATATTTTAGAAGATCCAGATCCATCATATAAAAGAATTTTTATTGAAAATCAAGCTTATGATTTAAGCACTTTAATTCCTAAAAAACAATTTTTTCAATTTCAAAGTTCGACTGAACAAGTAACTTCAACCAATGTGATGAGTGCAAACTTTTATGAATTTGCACCTTGCGATACCAATGGAAAATTTGGAACATCTTGGTCTGATACCAGAACTGCATGGTATGGTGGCATAGGAAAAACAGATCCATGGTTATTATGTTTAGATTATGATTATACTCCTAGAAGAATATTTTTTGATGATGAAACTGATACACTATATTTTCATTATTACAGAGATATAAGCACAGCAGATATTAGAGCTGATTGGTGGCAAGCAAAATCATTAACAAGCACACCAATATACACCAGCACAACACAATCATACCTTATTACTCCATTATATAAGTGGAGAACAACAAAAGAAAACAAACAAGGAAATGCTTTAAGTGTTGTGGCTTTTAATCATGATAATAATGCAACAAATATTGCAAGATTTACTTATACTCCTGGTGCTCTATCAACATATACAAATATATTATCCACAACAATACCATTTTTAATTGGTTTTGATGACAATGGTGCTGGATTTTTTATTAACTATAGTATATCAACACACAATTATGACATCTATCAAATTAATGCTGATGTAGATATTACATATGCCAGTTCAATTTTAAAGACTGTTACAGGTCAAGGACTTTCTAGTGTTTGTTATCAACTTCCAAGTAATATAAAACATAGTTCCGACACAAGAAAAGTATTTTATTCTGGACATTGGAATGCTTCAAGTGTCTTATCTCCAAAAATAATTATTTGGGATAAAAATACAAATTCTTTTTATGATGCTAACTGCACAATGATTTATCCTGGTGCAAACACGTATTCAAATTATGGCGCACCACCAACAAGTGTTTCTTACACTGCTGACGCAAGCAATAATTGGTGGATGAAACCTCACGTATTTCAAAAAGACAGTAATAATTATATAACATTTTGTACTTCAGAAAAATCTATTCATGCATTTCCCACAGAAAGATGGAATGCTTCACAGTTACAAAGAAATTGGATAACATATTCAATTGGTTCTGCAAATAATGATTTTATTTTAACATATCACAGTCATTATTCTTGGCCAACAGCTATAGAAATGCCAAGAGCTTGGGCACCAATATCTCGTTCTGGTGATAAAATTATAGTTATGCAAACAGGTAGAACTTCTTCAATGGAGTTTAGTGTTGCAAATGGATGGCAAACAAGAGTAACGCAAGATATTGATGCAAGATCATATGCAATTGATTCTACCGGTAGAATATATTTAATGACAAGAGGACAAGCAAGCGCAAATCAAACATCAACCACAGCAGACAATATAAGAGGAAATGGTTGGAACGAAGCTCATATTTTTGATCCTACATTAAATATAAAAAATGTAAATATCAATATTGCAAATACTTTAGTATCTTTTAATGCTGCTTCTGGTGATCCTGTAGAATCTTATTTAAATGTTTCAGCTGAAAATAAAAAAACATTAACTACGTATTCAACTATTGATAGATTTAATCCCTATCCTTATGCGCCTTATAATAACGGTTACTCTGTTTGGTTTCAATCAGCAAATTCAGATAGAATAACATCATCTAACAGTAACGATTTTAATTTTGGAACTGGTAATTTTACAATTGAATTTTATTTAAAATCAATTACTGCATGGACTTCTCAAGCAGCCAACGCTGGCATAGTAGGACAAAGATCAGCTTCCTCTGGTACACAACATCAAGGATGGCAAGTTTTTAGAAACGCAGCAAGTACTGATAGAATGTCATTTAGATTTGCTAGTGCTGCAATTTTTTCTAGCACAGGAACAGTTGATATTCAAAATGCTTGGCAACATTGGGCTATTGTTAGAAATAATGGAGTAATTACTTTTTATCGTGATGGTGTTGCTTCTGGAACAGTTACAGATTCATCAAGTATTTACGATTTTACAGGACAATTTCAAATTGGATTTAATCAAGCTGATAGTGCTTATTATAATGGTCACATATCCAACTTGAGAATTTGTAAAGGATTGGCAGTATACACAGGAAACTTTACAGTACCAACTTCTGCGTTACAGTCAACACAATCATCTGGAACAAACATTTCAGCAATCACAAATCAATGTGTATTTTTAGGTTTAAATTCAAATATAATTGAAGATAATAGACCTTTTTCTTCTGTGTCTTTAAAATTAACATCATTAAATAACGACATAAAATTTTATCACGGTCTTGCAAATTTAAGAAATGAAATTACCGTAATAACATCCACAACACAGCAATCAAATGTTCCAATATCAATATTAGGTTCAGGCCCCCTGTACATCAAAGCAAGTGGCACGATAGGACCAACATGGATTACACCGGCAGGAGCATTATTTTCAAGTCCTGTTTATGAGACACAAACTATATCAACAACCATTGAAACTTTTGGTGATACTCCAATAGTATATTCATTAGATTCTGGTAATTTACCAAACAATGTCACACTTAATGTTAGCAGTGGTTTAATTTCAGGAACACTTCCTTATGAAAATACTTCTAATACTTACTTCTTTACAATAAAAGCTACTGATGTTAATGGATATTATTCTACAAGACAATTTAGTATAAGAAATAACACAGAAAGAATAAATTGGGTAACTCCATCAACAAATAATTATATTCTTGATGTTTTATCTGATACGAATTTTTCTTATTTAATAAATGCTTATGGTGTTTTATCAAATACAATTACATATACTGTAACAGGAACATTACCTAATGGTATAAATTTTTCGGTAGATACTCTATCAGGAAATACTACAGACATTTCATTCTATTCAACTATAAGAATTACAGCAAAAACAGATACTCTAACAAAAAGTAACACATCAAATATCTATGTCAATTTAATTGCTTCTCCAACTTTTGGTGGAAATACAACATTAACAACAATTGATGGTATTAATTATAAAACGCACACTTTCACATCAAGTAATACACTTACAGTCACAAGTAATATATCAAAAACTGCAAACGTTTTAGTGGTTGCTGGAGGTGCAGGAGGTGGACTAGGTGGAGGTGGAGCAGGAGGATATAGAGAAACAACAATTGATTTTGCAAATATAAGTAATAACCTCACTATTGTTGTTGGTGCTGGTGGTTCTGCCAATCAGTCAGGATCAAACTCATCTATAACATACTATAGTCCATCACTAGTCGAATTTACAGCAACAGGTGGTGGCAAAGGCGCACATGATCTATCGCCTGGAAATTCTGGTTCAAGAGGAGGATCTGGCGGTGGTGCTATGAGAAGATATAGTGGCACTAGTTCTGGTGGAGTTGGAAATTCAGGAGGTTATTCACCGGTTGAAGGTTATTCTGGTGGAAACGCAAGTTCTGGTAGAGTAATTGGTGAATCGGTTTATGCTGCAGGTGCTGGCGGTGGCGGAGCTTCAGCACCGGGAGCTAGTGCCACAGCGAATTTTCCTACTGCTAGTGCTGGAAAAGGTGGAGATGGAAAAACTTGGATAGATGGCATAACCCGTGGCGGTGGTGGCGGTGGAGGAATACAATCAAATGGTGCTGGAAGCGTTGGACTAGGCGGAGCTGGTGGAGGTGGAAAAGGTGGAATAGCTGCAAATACAGCAATTGCTGGCCAACAAAGCACCGGCGGTGGTGGCGGCGGTGGATCATCAAATGTTTCTCAACCAGGCGGTTCAGGTGTTGTTATTATTCGTTATTCATTATAATTTCAACAACATAAATACCCTAATAATAGGGAGTAAAATATGCCTGCCGTTACTGATAGAAAAACTTTCAAAGACTATTGCTTACGCAGATTAGGATTTCCAGTAATTGAAATAAATGTCGATGACGATCAAATAGAAGATCGTATTGATGATGCATTACAATACTGGCAAGATTATCACTTTGATGGTTTACAAAAAATTTACTATGTCCGCAGATTAACTTCTGGAGATGTCCAACAAAAATATTTGGATATGAGCCAAGTTCAAGACAGTTCCAATAATCATTTGGATGTCGTTGGTGTTACCAGAATATTTCCAATCTACGATTCACTTGCCACTTTTAATATGTTTGACCTGAGATACCAACTCCGATTGAATGAGTTGTATGACTTCACCTCTGCGTCCTACGTGAATTATACTTTGACCATGCAACACCTTAGATCTCTAGAGTTGATGTTCTCTGGAGAGACTCCTATTCGTTTCCAGAGACATATGCAGAAACTCTTTATCGAATGGTCTTGGGGAACTTCACAGGCACCAGTAGGAATGGTAGTGGTATCAGAGTGTTATGCCAATATTGACCCTTCCGTTTATAATAGAGTATGGAATGACCGTTGGATGAAAGAGTACACAACGGCATTAATCAAAAGAACTTGGGGAAATAACCTCAAGAAATTCTCCGGCTTACAATTGCCAGGTGGTGTCACAATGAACGGCGATAAAATCTATGAAGAAGCCGTTGGTGAAATAGAAAAACTAGAAACAGAAATGCAATCCGAATATGGTGCACCGCTAGAATGGTTTATGAATTAAATGCCAACCAATCTTTATTTCAACAACTACAATTCTAATGCAGAACAAAGGGTCATTGAAGATTTAATAGTTGAATCTATCAAGATCATGGGCTTTGAGGCATTCTATTTGCCAAATGATAATGATATTGCAAGAGATTTATTATACGGTGAAGATCCTATTAAAAAGTTTCAATCTGCATATCCATTAGAAATGTATCTTTCTTCTGACCCATTGGATTACCAAGGTCAGCAAGAATTCTTTTCTAAGTTTGGTTTAGAAATTAAAGATTCTGTGAATGTTATGTTATCAAAACGTTCTTTTGCACAGAGAGTACCACAAACAATAATGACAAGACCCCGTGAAGGTGATCTTGTTTATGTGCCATTTTTAAATGGTACCGGCGAATTGTATGAAATTACTTTTGCAGAACAGTCGAAAGATTTTCATATGTTGGGCCGCAAACAACCATATTTCTATGAATTGAAACTAGAGAAATTCAAGTATTCACAAGAAGTCATTGATACTGGTACTGAAGAAATTGATGAGGTTGTTGAACAAAATGCATATACAATTAAATTGATTACTGGTGCAGGAACAGGCACATATGAATTAAATGAAATTGTATATCAATCAAACGATAACACTTTTGCAAATGCTACCTGTCAAGCTGTGGTACAAACTTGGTCACCAAATACTAGCATATTAACAATTACTACAATCAAAGGTACATTTGCAACCAATATGAGAGTTATCGGTCAAACCAGTAACGCACGGTATTTCTTAACATCATATGATCCATATTTGGATAATGTTGCAGATAGTTCTTATGGCAACAAAACAATTAAAACAGAATCAGATTCAATAATTGATTTCTCTGAATCTAATCCTTTTGGTAGTCTATAATGTCAGACATTACATACAATAGAGTTATAAGAAAATTGGTCGTAGGTTTTGGTAGCCTATTTGACAAGATTACACTTGTTCGCTATAATACAGACCGTTCAGAACAGCAAAGAGTATTAGTACCTTTGAGTTATGCAACTAAAGAATTGTATGTTAGAAGATTAGAAGATGATCCTAATCTTCAGAAAAAAATACAAGTTGCTTTACCTCGTATGTCATTTGAAATGAATGGTTTAACATATGATGTAACAAGAAAACAAAATACAAATATAAAGCAATTTGCAAGAACTACCGAAGGTGTTGTATCTCAGTATAATCCAGTACCATATAATTTTGATTTTTCTCTATACGTTTATGTTCGTAATATGGAAGATGGTACACAAATTATAGAACATATACTTCCATATTTCACACCAGATTATACTATCAAATTAAATTTAATTCCAGAAATGGGTATTGTAAAAGAAGTACCTGTTATATTAAATAATGCAACACACGAAATAGTATATGAAGGTGATAAAAATTCTGAAACCAGAATGATCATATGGACATTAAACTTTACGGTTAAAGGATTTATATTTGGTAAGATATCTGATGTTGGTGGTTTAATTAATCATTCTATTACAAATATATTAACAAATATAACACCAGAAGATACTGTTATATTAAATATGGGTAATGTTGCCGCAATTGGAACAGGAACATATAAAACTGATGAAATTGTATATCAAGGTTATTCTTCAAGTTCTGCAACAGCTTCAGGAAAAGTAGTTGATTGGGAAAATAACAAATTATACATAAAAGAAATTGATGGTCATTTTGTGTCAAATAAACCTGTTGTAGGTGTTTTATCTGGCGCAAGTTATAATTTTAGTTCATATCAAGTAATGCCTAAGAGAATGTCTAAGATTGATGTATTTGCTGATTTGACAATGGACAATGATCTTGATCCATTGATGGATCAGAATGGTGCAACCATAGATAACAATCATAAGATAACAACAATTATTACAGAGAGTTAATAAAATGTCACAACAAATCATCAATGATGGAATAGTAGCTAATGATGGAACAGGCGATACGCTTAGAGAAGCAGCCATTAAAATTAATGATAATTTTACAGAACTGTATGCATCATTAGGTTTAAATGCTAACAATGATTTTGCAACAAATGTAGCCGTTCAATCAGCATTTTATCAAGCCAATGCTGCTTTTCTTCAAGCCAATGCTGCTTATATTCTTGCAAATACTGCTATCAATCTTGAAATTGCTGCAATAGAAAGAACAAATGCATCTTTTGATCAAGCCAATATTTCTTTTGAATTTGCAAACTCAGCATTTAATCAAGCTAATTTGGCATATAATCAAGCTAATGCTTCGTATATAATTGCTGTTACAGCAAACAATCAGTTAGGTAATTTATATGTTGGTGGTGCAAATAACCAAACGATATATGGAAAATTATCTAATACTGATATCGTATTAACACCTAATGGAACAGGATTAGTTTCTGTTCCTGGAGTTAAAATTCCAATTGGTTCTCTCATACAAGGCACTTCTGCAATTGCAGTTGCCATTGCAGATTTAAATCTCAATAGTGTTTTAGA